CTTTTAGAGAATACCATACGCTGATTTTCACCGATATTTGTATGTATGCCCGCCCTTTTTTACAAAATATCGAAGACCATTCCATGAATATTATCCTGTATGTAACGAACCGTTTCGATTGGGGGGCATGGTATAATGGGGATACAAATTACAATGCATTATATGCCGCCGTTTCTAAGCATCCACGTGTTCGGTTTATTGCAGATAATCGATATGATCAATATTATGCGGGAGAAATACATGGAATCCAATTTTTCCATGCAGATTTGGTGCGATTAACCCCGATACTAAAACCATATCCTTCTTCTAAAAAAATCCACTTACATAATGGGAAATTATTTGTTTATAATCGAGGAACGTATATACGGCATTACCATCATTTATTACATGGACTCGAATATGATGTATATGGATATGATGGATATGCAAGATACAAGGATGAACACCATATTGCAGAATACATGGGATATTTACATTTACCGTATCAAACTAATATTCAATCCTTATGGGAGAATTTAGGACATCAAATCGTATATTTTATACCTTCGAAATCTTTTTTATATACGATAATATTCGAAGGATGGTATCATTGGGAAGAAAAAGAAAGAAACCAAAAACCAGTGGAAATGATTTTTAAAAGTATCGAATTGGCAGAATGGTATCAAGAGGAACATGCGGACCTGATCGTCTATTTCGATTCCTGGGAGGATCTTACGGTAAAATATCATTTTTATTTAGAAAATAATTCCGCTTTGATTGAAAAAAAGAAAAAAATACATGAATATTTGACGATATCGAATCAAATACATTTAGGAAAATGGGAGAATGTCTTGGACTTTTCATTAACCTAATTTGATCACTTTAATAGTAGAATCTATTTCTTTTGCAATAATGTGACTTTCCTCTACTGGATATATCTCCTTTTTTTTACGGGAATTGGGTGCTCGATGTTCATATCCATTTTCCCGTTCGTGTTCTACTATTTTCCAGGCAGATTCAATCATAGGTAAAACAGATTCGAACCAAGCCGCATTTCTCTTTATATTCATACAAGAATATTCATCTAAATACCAGTAAGATCGATCGTATAAAATATATTCGGATTGTAATCGATCTTGTATTTCGCGTATCCATTGTTCTATACTCATTTTTTCGAGATAAATGTAAAGGGGCATATATTCAAATCTATTTTCTTTTTCAGGAGATTTCGCCAAGAAAAATAAAATCACGCCTTTGAATTCGGGGCTTTGGTCTAGATAAAATGCATCTTCCGTTTCGTATTCTTTGAAACGCGTTTCCAGAAAATCGCATTCTTCTAAATTACACGTTTCCATTTGGATTTGCATTTGAATCCAATATTCTTCGGATGGAATTCCATCCATCTCTCGATTGTAAATATTCTTAATTTCCAACATACATCCGTATTTTTCTCCCGAAATATGGATGCCATCGGGAGAAGCGCCAATAAAAGGATAGATAGGATGCGGAATACATCCATAATCGGTTTTTATAGTGGCATTTGGATGTTTAAAAGCATAGATTTGGACTGAAACGGCTTCGTATTTGACTCCCCAATTACGTGGATTATGTTCATTGGTGATTCCATGTTTATAATTTTGGGTTTCGAACGGTTTACATTTTTCAAAGATTAAACTATTATAAGTAGAAGGAGAATCGAGTAATTTCCATAGAGAACTCGCACTAAAACATTGATACCGGAGTTGATACCATTCCGGTGTTCTTTGTTTTACGGTCTTTTTCTCGCCATATAACAGTAAATCATTTTCTACAATGGAATAATTATAACTGAATCCTTCTTCTCTTGCTGGAATGCCGTAATAGAGAAAGACATGATCCATGACATTGGAAATATATGTTTCTAAATCCATCCCATTCGATAAAATCGCAAAATCCCATCCTTGAAGTTGAGATTGTCTTTCGAATATATCCATCAATTCTCCCAACATTATTTCTTTGAAATGTTTATTCGAATAGAATGGGAGAGATGTTTCTAAATATTCCTCAACCATATATTCGATTTCATTTTCAATATCTTCCAATTCGGATTCCATTATACATATACATAGGTTTTATGTATATGTATTTGTAACATACTCTATGCCTCGGTGGACGGTGCAGTCGAGTCTTCTTTTAACACAATTTTATTCTTTTCACTAATACGTTTAGGTGTTAAGGATTTCAACGTGGAAACCCGTTTTTTATCCATGATACGTAGTGTGAAATTACGAGTAGAGGCATGTAAAAACAAACCGGGAATGTCTTGAATCGCTTGTGTATTTTTATCGTATACGACTTCTTCTTTTGTTTTTTGCAATTTACCTCTCTCTAAGGAATCCAAGAAAAATTGTTTTAAATTTTTAATTTCTTTTGCAGAATATTTTTGTTCTGCTCCGTATTTTTCTGCATATATATTTAATTTTTGTAATTTTACGGTTTTATTTAATTTATGCCAAGATTCGCTCTTATTTTGTTGGATTTCGTTTTCTAAAATATGATCGATTTCTTCTTGAGTGGTTTCTGTAAACATATTTAGATGATTATTCTTTTATATATTATTTAGAAAGATAGTTTTATACTTTTTTAGGAAAAGTATTTGTTTTATATTGTGTTTATATAATGAAATATACTAGGAAAAATAAGAAAAAACAAAATAAGAAAAAACAAAACAAAACAAAACAAAATAAAACAAAAGGGGGACAACCTGAATACAAAAAACTATTGGATGAACTGAGCAGATTAAACTATAATAATACGAAGTTGGAAAATGATAACAGACGGTTGAAAGATGAAATTGAAAAGTTCAATAATAATGAGGTGATGGTAGAATTTAAAGAATTAACTGAAAACATGTTGAAAAAGAATATGGTTATTAGGGAAACAATTGATTTCATAAATGAAGAAAATTATACGTATGAAGAATTAACTCCGATGATTAAGATGATAAATAATTCTGGTAATTCTATTGAAAAAAAGAGAATTAAAATTATAGATTCACAAGAATATAAAAATATTGCATTAAAAATATATAATATTACAAAATTAATAAATGAACAAAATTATAAAATAATCGAAAATAAAAAAAAAATACAAGAATTTGAAAGTATTTTATCAGAAATAGATGGTTATAACAAAACAGACGCAGAAGTTGTAACAGATCCAGACCGCTACATACCGAAATAATTAAAATCCCAAATCATATAAATGGATACTTGTAAAAAAATAGTCCTAACTCTCCATAATAAAAAACCCGAAAAAAAAGAAAAACCGCCTCCCAAAAAACGAATTATTACAGAAACGCAGAAATGGCATGATTATTTAGACGAAAATTTAGATGTAGATCCACAATGGTCGTTATTGATTGCTCTTTCGAGAGAATATAATATTCCAATGGAGACCTTCGATTTATCTTTTACTTCTCTCGACGTATCTCCCGAAAAAATCGTCTTTTTAAAAAACGAAATCCAACGTAAAATCCATGGATACCGTAGTCAAGACGTAAAAAAAAACAAATGGGATCCCGAACATTTCATTTCTCTCGAATATATTTTAGAGAGAATGATACATACCGAACTCAATTGTTTTTATTGTCAAGGTCCCGTAAAAATATGGTATGAAATTTCGAGAGATCCTTTACAATGGACTTTAGAGAGAATTGATAATAAAATGGGGCATAATGTAGGAAATATAGAAATTGCCTGTTTACAGTGCAATTTGAAACGGAGATGTATGCATCACGAACGTTATTTGAAAACCCAGGCGATGAAGGCTGTTGTAAAAATTTGATTTCTCTCGAAAAAAACATAAAATGACCTTTCGATAAATAGGTAAATGAATTATAAAACATTAGATGCATTCGTTACAAAAACAACAACTCCGATTGTAAAAAGATTAGAAATACATGATAAAATTCGAGAGAAATTACATTCTTTTTATGTTTCCAATAGAATTCCCCATATTATTTTTTACGGCTCCTCTGGCAGTGGAAAACAGACGATTGTCTATGATTTTTTGAAAGAAATATATCATGGGAGTGAACAGAAAATAAAGGCGAATGTAATGTTTGTGAATTGCGCGCATGGAAAAGGAATTAAATTCATTCGTGAAGAACTCAAATTCTTTGCGAAAACGAATGTGCAATTCAATAGTGGGATTTGGTTCAAGACAATTGTATTGCTAAATGCCGATCATTTGACCATTGATGCACAATCGGCATTGCGGCGTTGTATTGAACTATTTAGCCATAATACGCGATTTTTCATTATAGTAGAAAACAAACATAAATTATTGAATCCGATTCTCTCGCGTTTTTGCGAGATATTCGTTCCGGAATATGTAGATGCATCAGGAAATACGATGAATTTACATCAATGGCAAATCCAACAGACGTATTCATTTGGTTCCTATATTGAAACGGAACAACAACGATTTTTAGAGGATGCGTTTTTAGAGAAAACGAAAAAGGATCTGGATCATAAAAGAATGGTGGATTTAGCCGCATTGTTTTATGAGAATGCGATATCTTCTCTCGATTTAATTCATTGGTTTAGGAAATCCAGTCGATGGACGGATTTCGAGAAATCGAATATATGTATGTTGTATTCGAAAATAAAACCCGAATTTCGATGTGAAAAATTATTGATGCTTTTTTTACTGGATTTTGCTTTTCTTAGACCAGGAAGTGATATTCGAGAGATCTCGTTTATGTAGATGGTAATTATGGTTATTACGTAGTGCTTAAACCCTTTTTTAATTATATAAGATATTTTATAAAATTAGGTATACTGATTAAAATTTTCTATATATATTTTAATATTATCTTTATCGTAATCATCTAAAATGTCATTATGACTAGTAATAAAATGTTTATAATCTAAATTAAATAAGGTTAATGCAGTGTTATATGTTTGTGATGTTACATCTTTAGAATCTATTAGAATATATTCATTATCCGCTGAATTATTTTTTTTAAATAAATAATGAATTATATCTTTGTCAGGTATATTTATATTCTTATTCTCACTAATATTTTTAAAAAACTCTTTATCTCGGTCCATAACCATATTATCTGTTAATCCTAACTTTTTTTCTGAAATATGTAGAGGAAGAAATTGTATAGTAAAATAGGGTAAGAATGCATATCTAGTCAAATCTTGCAATAATATAATATTTGTATCACTGAATTTTTGAGATAATGCAACTATTGTATCTCTAACACAGTAATCGCCAGCTAATCCACACACTTGTATATTGTGTATGTTCATATTATTAAACCATAATTCATATTTCACTTGTTCAAAAATATCATCTTCAGTATTATTTTCATTTTCTATATATTCTGCATAAGGTTCACCATTGTCGGTTTGAGAATAACTTACAACATCTTTTATATTTTTCTGAAACTCAACACAATATTTTAAATTTTTATTTTTTATAAAATAACTTCCAGATACACTCGAACAACATGGTTTTTTGTCATATCCATTTTTATTTGATGCATAATGGTCAATAATCGCTTTATCTACTGCTGAAAATGAATCAATTTCTTTATTAATTCCTTTAAAAACTACTTTTATTTTTTTAGATTCATCACTAGTAAGTGTTAATAAATAATCATGTAAAACAGGTATTAGTGACGATCCATTATGACATTGTATACAATGGGCTGGGAAGGTTCCAGTTAAAAAATTATACATAAATGTTCCACTATTTTCTTTTTGTTTTGGGTCAGTTGTTGGATTTTTATCTATTTTTTTTTGATATAAAAATGGATTTTTATCGTAATTTTCGGAATATACATTATCAAATGACATATGATCTGCTGGATGATAATCTCTAGAAATAATAATTTTTTTACAATTAGGATCAGTTAATGCTTCTTTAATTTTTACCATTAATTTGTCAACCATACTTTCTCCTTGTGCTACATCAAAATTACCATTTGTTAAAACCCCGTTTACAAAGTTTTTCTCATCACTGGATTGAAATGTAACATTTTTTATATTTTTGATAGTATATATATCAGTTTCTTTATTATCTACAAAATATTTACGCGGGTAAGGACTATCTAAAAAATCATTCTGCATATCTATCACAAATAAAACATAATTCTTTTTTTCTTCAATATTTTTTATTATTATTGGATTATTATTTGTCTTTTTTTTTACTAAGAAAGAATTCCAAATATGAATCAAATTTTGTCTATATCCATCACCAATCACATTCTTCATGCCACCCTTCATTTTGCGTCTAGTGTATCTTTTCGACAATACCTTTTTTGGAGATCCTTTGAGCAATCTTCTCTTTATATTTCTACTTTTTCGTTTACCTCCATTTCTTGCAGTAACTGGCATTTTAAGTATATACTATTCTTTTATTTTTTTACTAAATATTCTCACCTAAATAAACAAAAAATTGATTTTTCCATCTCTCCAAAATATAAAACAAAAACAATTGATTCTGACAGAACAGAATGACACCGAATATATTTTCTGCAATTGAAGTAAATGACGATGATTTCAAAATCACACCAAGAGAGAAATTCCTTAAAAAAGCGGCTAAAAAGTTGAATGAAATCGAGAGATTGAAAGAAAAAGGTAAATACCATTCTCTCACAAAAGAAGAATGTGCAAAGTTAGGACAGGAAGATTTTTGGAATGCGTGTTTATACGAAGATACGGAACCGGAACCTTTGAAACCAAATATGAAAGAAGAACGAAAACGTAAAAAAGAAGAAGAAAAAATGAAAAAAGAAGAAGAAGAAAGACGCGTATATGAAGAATATAAAAAGAAACTAGAAGAAAACGAGAAAAAACAAAAAGAAGAACAGAGAAAACGCAAAAATCAAGAAAAAAAAGCAAAAAAAAACGGTAAACATCTAGAAGAGGAATATAGAAATTTATTATTATTACATCATGGTAATAATGATAAAACATTCCGTCTTTTATCGCTAAAATATCATCCTGATAAAAATGTAGGTAGACAAACATGGGTAAGTGAAATGCAGAAACAATTAGGTGAAATTAGAGAGAAATGTAACAAATCAATCCTATTCAATCGGTAATAACCACTTGTCTATACAAAATTGATATACATTATCCGCATTTCCTCTGTATAACATAATCCAAATAGAACAATTACCAGTTCCGCAAATAATATATTTACATTTGGACATGATAATTGTAATCGCTAAAAATAATTTTGAAAATACATGAATATTGTCTCGCATTAAACGATCCACTGTATTTTTACATTTTGGAATATGTCTTATTTCGTCTCTCATATAAAAAGAATTTTCTGGAAAGATAGACGTCATGGTTTCAATAAATTCCGTTTCATCGCTTTGTATCAAAAATCGAATATTTGGGTTTTTATGGAATACCTCTTTTGCATATATTACGTAATCTGAATAATCGCATAATTTCGTCTCTGTTATTTTATCATTCCCTCTGTAAAATAAAACACATATATTATCATAGTTTATATCATATTTTTTTTCTAAATCTACCATCCTTTGTTGCACTTCCATCGAAGGTGAAAAATATTTTTCCATGAATGGTGATAAATCCATATAATTTATTTTGGAATATTCGTGAAATTGAAAATCATAATGAAAGTCTATGTTCTTTACATATTCTATATTTATATAATGATCATAATGATCGAAATAGTCAAACGTAATATCTTTTTCATCATTCTCTAATTTATACCAATTATATTGGATAGAACTATCTACTATATCTGGTAATTGTTGATGTGTATTAAAATAATATATAATATCATGTAATCTTAGACTGCTACATGAAAAAAATCCCGCATTATGATGTTTAATAACCAAGGAAGTCATATATATTATACATCATTATTTTTATATATGAATTTTTTAATAAAATATTATTTTATCAAAGGTGTAGGACACTGAATAGTATTACATGAAACATACTTTTAATTAACCACATCGGTTACAATGCATATTTTTACACCTTTTTTTATGTCGGCGTTTTGTAACTTTACCCGATTTACCTTTTCTACGTCTGGATTTTTTTCCGGCAGTTTGAATAGTTCCTTTTTGTGTTACAACCAATTTAGGATAATTAATAGTAAATTCTGTCTCTCCCTTAAATGTTTCTTTATAAGGTATTTTCTCTCCTTTTACTCCAGGCTCTAATGTATAATCATTTTCTCCATATTTAAATTCTAATATACTGAATTTACCTCTATCCTGAAGGGTTGGTGTATTTTCATAGTCCCATGTTTGAATTAATTCTTTATATGGTTCTTCAATATCTGTAAAATATTCTGTTTTACCATCATCTAATTTATAACCAAAACCTTTTGTATTTGTAGAATTTAAATTTCCATTCTCATTTATGGAAGCAATTCCAACCTTTTTTTCTTGAATGTATGCTAATGGTAATTGATCTAATTCCTCATATTCATCTGGTATACCATCTCTACCGTTGGAAGTATCGCAACTTACAAAAACAACAAATCCAACCTTATTTTCATCACGGGGTTTTTCACCTTTTCTATTATAAATAATTGGAACATTTGTGCAATGTGGAACGTGACCGTTTAATACATAATGTATTTTATTATCTATAAAAAAATCTATTAAATCAGGTTTGTTTTTTTCTAAACCACCGCAATTAATAGTTCCACAGGATGCGATAGGTGAAAAAAATTCTTTTTCATTTCCCCCCTTATTTAATCCCATTGCATTTATTATAAAATAAGATATAGAATTTGGTCCATTAATAAATTCAACAAAATCGATGCTTTTAGGTGTAATAGTGTTTGTTATCAATGTATTCTCATCAAATATTTTATCTATAAAATCAATATAAATACTATTTATTTCATTGAGTTTTATTTGCATATCTTCAACTTTATTATTATTATTATTTGCATCCGATATTGATTTTCCAAATATTTTACGAACTTCTTCCATTTTTTCAAAATATTTTATTGGTTCATCCGTTTTTTTTATATCCACTGGTTCACTCGCATTATTGTTCTCCACTTTTTGATTACTATTATTAATAAATGTAATATTTTTATAAAATTGTTCATCAATATTAAATATAGATCTATTATAACTACCACCATGGGACATTAATACATTCCTTTCACCAATGTTAATCATAGATATTAGTCTACCATAATAGAATATAATTCTACTATACTTTTGGAAAATTTTAATTATACCATCATTATTGTTTTGAATAAAATCAGTTTTTGTAATATATTTATTTAAAGTTTTTTCATGAACGTACATACTACATAGAATATATAATGCATCCATGTCGGTCGCTGGCGGTTCATTAATAATTTTAATACCATTAATAATTTTATCTTTAGTATTTAATTCAGTTGTAATATTTTGCAATAAAGCGGCAGCACCATATGTTTTTTTATTTAAAAGTTTAGTTTTTTTAATCATATCTTTCTCCTCCTCCCAAATATTTGTATTCGAATCATTATCAAAAATATAATTTGGATTTGATTTATTATTTTTAGCAATTTCATTCCCCCAGTCGCTCCATATTTTTTTTTTATCCGGCTTTGCTAAATCCGTAACAGCTTCATAAAACAATCTAAATTTATTAATATCACGATTACCTAAAATTATATGGACTCTTTCTTGATATGATTCCTTTAAATCCCCGATATTTATTATAGATTCGATCATTCCAGATCCCTGATCAAAGTAATCTCCCAAAAAAACAATATTATTATTTTCATCTGATAAATATTCTTTCATTTTTACATAATTTTTACCACTACATAATATTTTTGATCCTTTACATCCTTCTATATCACTAATAGCTAATAATGTTTTTACGTTAGTATCGATTGGTTGGCTCATACTATTTTTGAGTATATACATTATATTATTATATTTTTCTTCTAAATCTCTCCCAAAAAATAAATCAAATCGTCTAAAACCAACTTAAAACAAAAAAGACAATATAGAATATTGTTAAAAAAAGATGGACGATTTCGTCGTTTCTAATCTCCATGAATCCAAAAATGAATGGTGTGGACGTCTCGTTTCCATTCTAACTCCCCTAGTCATTGAAGGTATCAAATCGATCTTCAATGAATCTTGGAAAATGTGTTCTGATAACAATGAAATGTCGAAGTATTTGATGACATTCCAAAATCTTCTCTCGAGAATTCCAAAATGGAATGCGATTATCGTCGAAGAAGAACGTAAAAGAATAATGGAGAGAAGTGGATGTAATTATCTAGAAGATTTGATTACCTGTGTGCATATCATTCAGTTAAAAGTTCTAACTTGTATTCGTGTAGGGAATAAACAGAAAAAAATCGACATATCTATTCCGAAACTAGATCATTTTTTGCACAGAGTATATATCCACGCCGCCAGAAAAGTATATAGTAATGTCTATCTGTTCGAGAAAAAAATATCGGATCTCCAAACCCAGAAAAACAATCGGGAATTGGAAATCCTGGTTCAGGAATCGATTTTAACCACGATTCGAGAGAGTATTCCAACCGAAGCCATTATTCGGGCATATTTAGACGAATCCATGGAAATTGAACAAGAAGAAATCATTGAACCGATCGTGGATCCAGAAGAAGAATCAAAGAAGACCGAAGAAGAGAAGAAAGCAGAGGAAGAAAAGGAAAAAGAAGAAGCGAAAATGGATTTAGAAAGTAATCCGGAGAATAAGATACCAGAAACGGTTCCTTCCATTGCCAATATCGACGATGATAAAGTCATTACCCGCCTATCTTTCAATGATGTAGATCAATTATCCGATGGATCCGTGAAAACCGCGCCGAAAGATATCGATACTTTAGAACAAATCAGTGCAGAACGTAGTATTCAACGAAAACTAGAAGAAGAATTGGACGACGATGGGGATGACGAAGGAAAAGATAAAATCAAGATTCATATGGATGAAAACGTCACTTTAGACGATATTTTCGATTTAGATTCCAATATGAATAAAGGATTAGAAGATGTAAAATTAGAGGTAGAAGATTTGTAAATATATGTATTATACAATATATGAATCCGGTTTGGATTGCACTAAATACTATACCTTTTCTTTCTTTGTTTTTAGTAAAAAATATATTACCAATGGAATATAAAAAAAGGAATTATATATCTTGTTTTTTTTATTACTATATAAATATCAATCTATTCTATTCCTATTTTTATGATAAAATAATCGATGCGCATAATCACCATTTTCCCACGCCCCTTATTCCTTATTTGGTATGTTTTGAAGGAGTATTTTATATATGGCATCGTATTTCTCATATTTCCGGTCTTTACCGGCATTTACATGCCCATCATCATATCAATCATCGCGTTGAGCCCATAGATTTCATTGATGTCGATTATGTCGATAGTCTCGGTTTTCATACCTGTATGCATCTTCCTTTAATCATAATACCCCTACATTCTCTCGAATATCTCACATGGTATTTTGTAATGACGACCAGTGGATTCTTATTACATTCGGATCTTTTAGGAAAACATCATCAATTACATCATCAATATTTCCATTATAATTATTGTTTTCTAATTCCCATTTTCGATTACACGTTTGGAACCATTCGTTTATAAATACACATTTTTTTTTATGTTTGGTATATATCCAAAAATAAAATGGAAAAAGTTCTTATTTTCGCAATCGGTATCACTCTTTTGTTTTGTCTTTTTAAATTCGTGGAAATGAAATATGTAGAAGAAGAAATCAAACCCCTGAAATTTTTCGTAAGAGATGCCATCATGGTCTTCGCTTCTTCCTTTGCCGGTGCATATATTCTTTTACATTACGATACCAATATCACCGATTTATTTGCTGTAGTGACGGACCAAAAAATCTTCCAACCTGAAAATACCATGGTATTTACGGGAGAACCCGAATTTTAGGAAAAAAAATAGGAATATTTCCAAATGTTATTCCATTGCTATGTATTTGTTTTTTATTTTTAGATATTCAAATTGTAGTTTGTAATAATGTGCAGTAAAATATACGAATAAAATAAACAATCGAACATTCAATGAATTAGGTAATGCAGGTAACAGAAAAGATACAAATTCAATAGCGGTAAAGATAGTCTTATATTTCATTTAATAATATTAATTAATATCCTATTATTTATATTATTTTTCTAAACAACACCGGTGTTCCAACCAAAAATTTCACGTTCGAATTGTAAATAATCCTGATATATTTCATTACGTGCTTCTTCTCCAAAACAAGTCTCGCAAATTTCGCCTTCTTCTAATTCGATTTTTGGTTTTTTATCGATTACTTTTTTTTCTAAATTACGTAAAGAGATTTCCCAATAACGAGGTTGTTGCAAAACTTCGTCGAAATATTCCATACATATAGTTTTTTCTTCTTCCACGACTTTCTTGTAAAAGATACGAGCATTTGCAGTATCGAAAAACTGAATCGTAATAAATGCAAACCAATATTCAAATCCTTTTGCATTTATTCTATATTTGGATTTAATGTAGGAACAATATCCTATTTTTTCATGAATAAAATGATCCATGATTCTTTGTTTTGAAACACTAGTCAAGATACGAGGGATAAATAAGGTTACTTCTTGCATTTTTCAAATTTGTATATTTGTATTGTTATATGTAATATACTATTCTACCAATCATTTAAAAAAAGGTCAATTTTTTAGCAGTAGTAGACTTGTAAGTGTAAAATAGTTTATCCCAGACTGAAAATCGTTTCGAATAGTTACAGTTATTGAGAGAATGATGTAAATCATGATCTTCTGCATATAAATCAAATTGTAACCATTTGGATAACCATATGCATTGTGGAAAACTACAAACTGGATATAATCGTTTTCCACAATGTCCACTAATTTCTATAAAATTTTTGTAAACAATAATAGAATGAAATAAAGAATATGACATATATGGCGTCATATACAATGTAAGTATGGTTGGTAAAGAATTGGTAATGCATAAATCCATTGGATCTTGATAAAAAGTAGTGATGGAAATTGGATGTGCAAAGGTATGATGTTTTTTATGGAAATATTTATACAAAAATGGATGATGTAGTAAACGATGACTAAAATAATGAAAAAAATCGAAAACCACCTCAAAATAGAAAGAGATGGGTATAAACCATAGGATCGAATTTTCTGTCGTAAATTTAATTGTATTTACTATAACCATATGTGTGCAAGATTCAATAAACGTAGTAGTTACCACATTTACATGAAATTCAAATTTATATTTTTCGATTGGTAATTTAGTATCATCTACCGTGATACGTTCTTTATTTCTAGTTCCATAATCGATAAAAAACAATAATATATAATTACGGAAGACAAAAACAAAGAATATTAAAAAAAGAGAGTAATGGTTTTCGATATTACAACTTTTCTCATTTAAAATGCCCACTCCGTTGGTGGAATGGAGTGAGTAAATGTGCCTCAATGATGTATATTGCAAAAATCCTAGAGATAATAAAAAACTATTTACTATACAATAATTTTGAACAGATTTCAAAGACAAAGACATATATTATAGTATAGTATAATATATATAACATGGATGAATCTTTTTATAAAATAGATGTTACAAATGCAAATACAGTAATTGTGTCATTTGCAGGACATGATCGAATTTATGGAGGAATACCACGATTTGAATTTGTCCATTTTCTAGAAAAACATTTTCAACATATTGGTAAACATTTCTATATGGATAAGAATAGGAATTCTTATCACAATGGAATTGTTGGAATTAGTAAAAATATAGATGAAACTCTACCACATTTACAAGCAGAAATTGCACCGTATTCAAATGTTATATTTTTAGGAGTTTCTTCTGGTGGATATCCCGCAATTCTATTTGGTTCTTTACTAAATGTAAAATCGGTTCTTGCGTTTATACCACAAACGATTCGTCGAAACCAAAATATAGATGAAAAATATCGGGATATAAGTAGTTATATAAATAATACTACAAAATATTTCATCTATGGTAATAATAGTATTTCAAATATAAACGATGCCCATCATATTTATCATTGTGAACGCATTGCGCGTCATTCCAATGTATATCTTACAAAAAAAGAAAAATTAAATTTGAAAAATATGAGAGATAATGGCGAATTGTATGATATATTATCCAAAATTATGAATGGAGATACATTGTCTAAACAAGTATCAATCCAAATGCAAATGCAATGGGTAAAATAATTATTCTTTTTTACATCCATAGTATTTAGGAATATGGTCAATATCGACCACGGTCGTTTGTTTATTCCCTTTTTTCACATTCGTTTTGGTTTGTAAATAGGATGCAAAGATAGAACGATCCACTTGATTTTCAGGAGTATGATGATGGACGATTCTGGCAATCATTTTATATAACTTGAAATTAGGATATCTCTCTTCTCCCGTATGTTTGTATAATATATTTTTACCATTATCATCGGTGCACCATTCATACACTAATTTCTGTATTTTTGTCCAATTCTCTCTATTATCCTGAATAACATCTTCATCGTCATTTTCAAATACAAAATCATACAAGGAACATCCTAAACGACACAAATCAAAACTCATATTTGGTTCTAATCTCGCCTTTTTATTATTAAAAAATGGCCCGAAATTATATTGGGAATGAGCATCTCCCCCAATCGCAAAACTATCACTACATAAAACCTGATCTTGGAAACGATAGATCGCTCTACCGAAATCAATGATTTTATATATTTTTCCATAGGTAGGAACTCTGTATATTTTCTGTAAATAATGATATTCAATAAACGCAATATCGGTAGAAATATAAACAATATTATTGGTATGTAAATCATTATGGGTTAAAGAAAATGCTTTTTGGTATGCGGCTAAAGTCATAATGACTTGAAATAGGGCACTAATAATATGTTCTTCTTCTAATAATTCATTTTCTAATAAACTATCAAAGGTTCCCTCACATTTTTCGAGACAGATCATTTGCATCGGGAATTTATGAATATAGGCGTAAATGGTTGGTTCATCCGAATTTTCCATATCGGACCATTCTGTATCGGATTCGTCTACTTCTTCTCTATCTTCTTCCGTTTCCGTTTCCGTTTCCTCCTCTTCTTTTGAACTATCATTTATTTCACTACCGTCGGAAGAAGATTCATCCGCGGAATCTATATCATCCCCGCCTTCTTTTTCATATATTAATTCCAATGGTTCTTTTTCCAATTCGATTTCGGTATCTACCCCATCGATATCATCCAATTCTATATCTACCTTTAAATCACATAATTCTCCTAAAATTAAAGGTGGATTCGTAGGCGGCTGTTGTAAAAAATCATTTGCAAAACCAATTGTTTCTAATTCATATATTTTCTTATGGTTCGACATGAAAAAAGGAGAGTCTTGTAAATACTCATAATCATCGGTTATATCCATACGGAATTTATCTTGAATGCCTAAATAGGATCCGTAAAATTCGATTCCATTTAAAAATCCATGTTTCTCATATATTTTACTAGACAAGTAACAGAAAAAACAATCGACATAGGCCGAATTAAAATGATTTTTTATTTTTGCTAAAATCGGTTTAGAATCGGTAAGTCCCTCTATTTTTGGGAGATGGTGTAGATTCTTTTTTTCTTTATCATATTTACCAATCAAATAGTGTATCGGGTCTAGTAATGGCGCGTATTTAATATGAACGTCAATATTCTTTTGCTTTTTTTGGGTGATTTCATTATAAACTGTTTCTAAATCTAAAAAATGATGGGTATGATTGAGAGAAATGGCATTGTAATTACTTACCGTCATTTCAAAAAAGAGAGAATAGATTGGATTGTAATTTTGTAAAGACTCGATTTTAAAAGGATTGTATGAAACAGTAGAAGAAGACGATACGATTTCTTTTTCCTTTTTTTCCTCGTATTGTTTTTCTAAATGTGCTAAATCTATTTTTTTCGATTTGCTATAATTCAATTCAAATAACATGAAAGGAGAGAATTCGTTATGATTTCTAGAAATATCCTTTTTTCGATTGTCAAACGGATTGGATTAGATTGTTTATTTTATTTTGTCTAAATATGAAATGCAAGATTTGACTCTATTCTTCTGGTCTAAATAATACATTAAACTATATTTACAGTCAGAATTATGCATATTTATGCAAATTTTATCTTCTATTTCCTGTAGTGTTTTTTCTAATTCCGTTCTTATATCTTTCGGTATTTTTGTTTTCGGTATTTTTTTCAATTCTTCTAAATTGCCTTCATAAATGGTATATTGTTTATTTAACATATTGAATGTTGCGTGGTTTGGTATATTTTGAATAAAGATAAAATAATAAAAAATTGAACTTTTTCGTTGGTTGTTGTCTATTGGCAACCCAGATGTGAATCATGAATCTCTTTATTCTCTCTCTCCTACCAAAAGAAATTGCGGAATATATGATGGATAAACATGTCAGTAAAATATTATTGGAAGCCGTTCAAATGTTGTGTTCTGCAAAACGGATCTTGGATCCGGAGGATGCCATGAATGAAAAATTATATAAATTGGCCCATAAGAATCATCCCGTCACGATTTGGTGCAGAAAATCCAAACAGAATTTTCTGTGGACGTTGGATTTAGTAGATGCATTGCATAATGAATGGAAATTTAGATATGGTCATCCGGATTCTAAAATGCATAAATCGTATTTGATTGCTCAACTACTGAGAGAACATTTACCGAAAGAGGAGGCATTTGAAGAAAAGGGATTGACGCCATTTGCACTTGCAATGCCGGATAAATATAAAACAGATGATGCGGTTTTGTCGTATCGTAATTATTACATGTCGGAAGAAAAACAAAAAATAGCGACTTGGAAAAAAAAGAGAGCGAGACCTAGTTGGTATGTATAAAGTTGTATGTAAAAATAAAAATATATATTTGTTTATTATACTATTTTTTTTACATATATACTCTGTGCTTTTATTTATAAAAGCGGTTTTATAAAAGCGAATAAACCAAACATATTGTTGATAATGCCAAACTGGTTTGGTAACAAAAGCGCTCCTCCAAATGGAGGAGCGCTTTTTACACCCTATTCATATAAGACGCCAATTTTTTTATACAATAAATATATAATGATACCAATTATTATAGCAACATTAGCACCAATCGTAAATTCCATTCAATTATTTCCCCAATTATATAAAACGTTTATAACCAAACGTGTAAAAGATTTATCCTTATTTTCGTTATCTCTCATTTTAATAACGAATTTGCTTTGGTTGCTACATGGGTATTTTATATTGGATATTTCACTAATGGTAGCAGGCTTAATTAGTATGGTAATAAATGTAGCACTATTAACATTATATTTTATTTATAGAAAAAGACGTTAATGAGAACATGTGTATAATAATCTTTAGATGCGTCATACATATAAAAATAATAACTCGTTCTTATATACAAGGGAATAAATAAAGAAACTATGACATTAGAATTGAAAAAATGGGATATGAAATGGATTACCTTTCGTGCCGATGAAAACAAAGGTCCCGTGATTGTTTTAATTGGGAGGCGTGATACTGGTAAAACCTTTTTAGTGAGAGATTTATTATTTTTTCATCAAGATATTCCGATTGGAACCGTGATTTCCGGGACAGAAGCAGGTAATGGGTTTTATGCTGCACATGTTCCCAAACTTTTCATTCATAATGAATATAGTTCGGTTCTAATCGAAAATATATTGAGAAGACAGAAAACCGTGATGAAACAAATGCAAAAAGAGGTGGAAACCTATCGTAGAACTACGATTGATCCGAGAACTTTCGTGATTTTAGACGATTGTTTATACGATAACTCATGGACGCGCGATAAATTAATGCGACTTCTCTTCATGAACGGGAGACATTGGAAGGTCATGTTAATCATCACAATGCAATATCCATTAGGTATTCCTCCCACACTGAGAACAAACATAGATTATGTTTTTATTTTAAGAGAACCATACATGACAAATCGTAAAAGAATATGGGAGAATTATGCGAGTATGTTTCCAACTTTGGAATCGTTTAATTCCGTCATGGACCAAACTACGGAAAATTATGAATGTTTAGTAATCAATAATAATGCAAAATCGAATAAATTACAAGACCAAATATTCTGGTATAAGGCAGAAAATCGTCCAGATTTCAAATTAGGATCCAAAGAATTCTGGGAGATATCGAAAGGATTAGGATCCGACGACGAAGATGAGGCCTATGATCCATCCAATGCGAAAAAGAAAAAACCAGGATCGCAAATTACAGTAAAAAAAAATAAATGGTAAAATAAAAATATTATATTTATTATATAATATTATTTAAGAATGAGTTCTACTGTTACAATTACAACTATTCCATATCCATTATCTAGCGATGTTTCAGGAATTGTTATTTACGAAGATACTACTAGTTTTCCTCAAACGAATACCACATATATTTTACAGAGAGATGGACAAACGGTTTCGGATCCATTTACAATATTCAAACCAGATATTATAGATATCAGTTCGATCTTTTATGATGCTTCATATCAAGATTTTAGCGCAAATGTGATTGCACAAATAAATGCAAATAATGATAATCCACAATTAACCCCTCCCCTTCCGGGATTTAATAGTTTTGATAGTGTAAGTATTGTTTTAAATAATGTTGCCACTATAGATGAACATAATGATATTTATTTGATTGCAAATATAACTTATTCCGTTACGTTAAATACTACGTCTACTCAACAAAATTATATAGGACAGGATGAGTTTGGTAATGATATATTTGGAGAAACAACCTATACAGCATCTACCAGTTCAGATAACATATATTCTTATACAACACTCGTGAAAGTAAATAGTTATTATGGAACCGTTCATTTCTTATTTGATTTGACAAATCAACCCGATTATCAAAACCCTATGCGTATTCAATATAGTCAACAAAAAAATACCATTTATTGTTTAGTCGATAATGGAACAGCTTCATCCAATACCAAAATTTTTAGTATTTCCTTAGTAAATGGTGCCGTCGCGTTACTATACCATAGTAATAATAATACAGATTTAGCCTATGATATGGTAATTGATTCAAACGGCAATTTATACGTTTCTCAAAATGGACTAGGAAGAATTATAAAAATAAATCCGAATGATTTTCCTCTTTCTCCACAGGAATCCTATTCTCCACAAGTATATGCTAGTTTTGAATATGATCCCCAAATATATGGGTATGCCGACAGTAATACACAACGTAAATATCTTGGAAGACCACAGGGGTTAACCATAGATGGATCTAATAATATTTATGTTTCCGATAATGGAACATCTTTTAATGCAAATGGATATTATAGCACAGCATGTATTATAAAAATACCGGCAACCCAAACACCTGGAACTACTTATTATCCAGGAACATCCCAGAATATTCATGATGCAATACCTGGTTTAAATAACGTGACTATTTCAGATAATTCCGTTTTAAGGCAACTATGTGATACTTTTAATATGGTATTGGATGATTATAATAACATATATGTAAAATCATACAATTCTAATTTTTATAAAATAAGTTTAAATAATCCAAATTTCAATACTATTGTAGAAACTAATTTATTAAATGCGAATATAATACGAGATAGTTTTGCAAATATATTTTATGCAACGAATACCAATCGAAATCGATTATCTACCAAAGCATATACTTTTACTCATGTATATATAAGTGATTATAATGGAAATGATTTTGCTACTTTATCTCTTGAAAATGTAACCAACACTACCACGGTTAATCCATATGTATTTGTAGATAATGTAATTACCAATGCAGGACCTACTGGAGATGTAGGACCTACCGGAAATGTAGGACCGGATCCATCACCATCTACCGACAATATTCCGTGTTTCAAAGAAGATTCCAAAATATTATGTTACAATATCCAACTGAAAAAGGAAAAATACGTGAAAATCCAAGATATAAGAAAAGGAGATTTAGTAAAAACCACATTAAATGGATACGTCGCAGTAGATATGATTGGAACTACCAAAATTTATAATTCTGGAAATAATACCAGAAGTCAAAATAAATTATATAAATGCGCTCGTAGTAAATATGAAGAATTATTTGAGGATTTATATATTACAGGGTATCATTCGATATTAGTAGATAAGATAACACCTGAACAAAAAGAAAAATCCATCGAATTGGTAGGGGACGTGTTTGTTACCGATAAAAAATATAGATTATTAGCATGTTTAGACGAACGAGCAACCCCTTATTTAGAAGAAGGACTGTTTCCTATTTGGCATTTAGCATTAGAAAATGATGATTATTACATGAATTATGGCATTTTTGCGAATGGACTTTTAGTAGAATCTTCTAGTAAACGATACATGAAAGAACATTCTGGCATGGATTTCATTGAATAAATAAAATATAAATTGTAAATATTATTATTTATATTTTTACACAAAAATTTTAGTATAATAAGCCCATAATCCTAGACCAATGAAACATTTAGAGACTAAATCCAATATATTATATCCTATATTCTTATATTCCTCATTCAATAAATAAACGATTCCATACATACCCCATAAAAATATAAATAATCCATATAAAATATAATTATCTAGTCGATATTTGGGCATTACATATTGAGTAAATATAATCGTATACATTGCAAAAAATGGAATGAAACCGAATAAACTAGTGATAAGTTTATCCCAATGATTTACTTCACCTAAATATCCGATCGCTAACATACTGAAGTTCATGATTATAATCAATGCATAAATACCCAATCGTAAACTTTTACCTATATTATGTCCTAAAACTAAACATAAGGTTAATAACATTAATGGAGTAGTAATAGCCCAATCCATATATCTGGTTTTTGTGATGGATTTCCAACTGAAATCTTTATCTGGATTTTCGATTTCCGTAATAAATAACGAATAAAAATAACTAGCAATAACAGAAATACATGTTTCTAAATTAAATACATGCCTAATCATTGGATCTGGTGTTCGAATTGCTTCAATAAATGTGATAGTTCCGGTTGTTAATAACACCATAAATGTAACTGTAAAAGAATATTTCACATATTCGTTTATACTTATGTCTTTGTTATCCGGTTCGTGCATTATATAATCTATGTATAAAAATAAATTATACAGGTTATTTTAGGCATTCTTCTCTTTTTTCTTTATATCTTCAGCAGCATCTCTCTCTTCGAAATTCACATTCTCTCGCACACCTACTAAATTTCCATTATCATCCATCGTTTGAGTTAATGTATTTCCCGTCTTTTTCGCCAATTCAATATTCGCCTCAATTGCCTTCTTTTTACTTTCATATACTCGTTTATCAAAATCCTCTTTTGCCTTCTTTTCATTCTTCAGTTTCTCATGATGCAATTGATTCAATTCATCTTCCATAAATTCAATACGACCAGTCTTATATGCGTCTGGATCTAATGGTGTCCAGACAAAATTACGACCAACTAAAATATCATGATGGGGGACACTCTCCCGGATTTGTTTAGCATATCTTTCTGCTTCTTCGGTCGTTGGGAAATTGCCAATATTCACGAATCCACGAACAGAAGTTTGAAATCCGTGCTCTTTTTGAAAAATTTCAGTAAGCTTATCTTCATTCTTATCTAGAAACGTAGAAAAATCTCCTTGAACATCTATTGCTTTAAGCACATTTTCTTCTTCCTGCACAAACTGTTTAAAATCTTCCAATAAATTATCGACTTTCAAATTATATTTAAACGAAACGAATTGTAAAAAATCGGAAAACTGTGAAACCGATTTAGTAAAGTTCCATTGTTTTACAAATTGTTCAAAAAAGAAAACTTCTTTTTGTTTAATAATTTTTTCGGGAGAAACGAAAGAATAACATCCATATAATTGACTTGGAATTACTGGATATTCATTTAGCAAATCTATATATTTTGGATTGGCTTTCCCATCTTTGGTTGTTTTTGTTTCCAGACCTTTTTTTTTATTGGATGTTGGAGGTTTAGACATTTTTTTGTTTAATAGTGATACTTATAAATATTTAAGTTCTTTTTTATCTTATTTAGGAAAACCTTTTTGTTTTCACCCTCTTTTAAGAAAACCTTTTTGTTTTCACCCTCTTTTAAGAAAACCTTTTTGTTTTCACCCTCTTTTAAGAAAACCTTTTTGTTTTCACCCTCTTTTAAGAA